TTGAATTGGGTGGAGGATTGCCTGAGTTATCGTTGTCTTTAGAGACGTAATAATAGTTTATCCCTTTTACATTTATCCTTACGGCGTCTCCTTTGTTGTAGGTTTCACTCCTTAACCATAATGGAGGAGGTTGAGCAACGCCGTTTACTGGGGCTGGCAAATTGACGTTAACGCCAAGCTCTTCGGCTATAACTTCATTCTTAGAAGTGTAAAGGGGAGGCGCTCCATCACTGGCGGATACATCTTTACACTCGCAATTATTAGGGGAGTAATGTATTTCGCCTATACCCTTCTTTTTGAGGCTGTCGTATTCGTAGCAACACCCCTCTCCTCTGTACGTCCACACGCAACTTTGCTCAGTGACTACTCTACCCGGCAATTTTAAATCTTGCACATCAAATGGACTAGCCAATTCAAACTCTACTGTATTTTTATTTTCCCCAGACTTTCTGTCTATGTAATATATGTCTGGCGGGAAGTACGCGTTGGGGTCTGGATCGAAACCTTCTGGGGCGGGAGCAGTATTAGAAAGAAGTTCGGAGCCCGTACCAGTAATCGGGTTACTACAATCAGAGTAAAAGTTTTGACAATCCAAATACTTGGCAAAAGTTCTTGTCCGAGTCACTTTCGCTCCCACAAGGCTATCTAAGTCTCTTATGGCGTACTTTAGATATTTGATCTTTTCTTTCATTTCAGGCTTGAGGCCTTTGGGGTTTATAGTGACGGAAAGTTTTGGTGTGGGAGGTGACCCTTTAGCTGAAGTTTCAAATCCATCAGCTTTGATTGGCGCAGGGAAATACTCTACATTATTAAACCATATTGATGATTGTATTAGTTTTAAATTGTTGTGAAATCTAAGTCTTGTACTGTGGTCTTGCCCAGCATCATGATTTACAACCCTTTCGCTTCTGGCTATTAAGGCGGATATGTCTATCTCAAAAAGAACGATTAAAGCAGACGGCTCTAGAGACGTCGCTGTAGCCGCTACTTTTCTAATTGAGTTTTGAGCTGAGGTTGTATTCATTATTCTACCACTTCTTCGAAGGTCGCTTTGACGGAAAAGTTATCTTTAAAATTCATAGTAACATCCCAGCTTCTACAGACAAATAATTTTACTGATCCATAAGGAGAAGGCGGCGTAAAAGCAAACGCTTCTTGGGCTCCTCTCGTGTGTAGAAAATGAGCTATTGCTGAGACTTCCTTTTCGTCTCTTTTGTCAAAAGATAGAGATATTTTTATAAGCTCGCTGCTTATGTTCTGTGGCGTTCTCTGTTCGTATCCGTCGCCAAATTTGATAACGTCTACTTGGGGTTCTGTTGATACGCTGGCTGTATAACTGGGAATCCAGAAAAAATGAGGGACTGTTTTGTTATTGTAGGTCGTATGTCCGCCCCATTTAGCGGCACCAGTACTTGGGGTTTCTGTGTTTGAGCTCTCTAGGCTATAAAAGTGTTTGCCAGTATGAAAGTAAACGTCATTCTTGCTGGCTGTAATTCCCCCAGACCAATTTGGTATTTCATATATAGATGCCATATTCCTTTTTCCTTACTTTATTTTACACTTATCTGCCCTGAAAATATAATATACTTAGAGGTTTATCAGTGTAAATTATACCATAGGATTAAGGGAAAAGGATGGCAATTTACTACAACTATAATAATGTCAAGGTTTTGGTGAATAATCAGTTCGTTATAGCTGATTCTTTATCCTTTTCTCTTTCTGCCTCCATATCTGATCACGAAGAAATAGATAGAAAGGGCGGATTCACACAAGTTGCTGACGGAGGCTTGACTACCACGGTTAGTTTGAGTTATTTCGTTGCTGGAACAGACCCCCTATTTAGCTTTTTAAATTCCACTGACGCTATACCGCTACAGGCTGGCGGCATGACTTTACAAAAAGGGTATCTAACCTCTTACTCTATTACAGCAGCCACTCATGGCCCAGTCAAAGTTTCTGCCAGCTTGCAATTTTACGAAGATTTTGGCGGCTCTTTTAGCGCCGAAACGGTTGATAATGTATCTCGTGATTATTTAAAGTTTTCAGATATGGACCTTACGTTCTCAGGTATAAACGCAACATCTAACATAGTCGGCCTGAATTATAGCTTGTCTAATAACATCGAACCTCAGTACGAAATAGACGATCTCACTCCGAAGTCAGTTAAATTTGGAAAAAAAGTAACTTCACTATCTTTAGATACTTTTAACTTTCAAGAGGGTTTGACTTATAATGGTAAAGACGTAACAGTGACTTTTACTTTAGGGCCGCAGACATACACGACAGCGGGAAAAATAAAAACAAAGGATGTAGCCATAGGATTTGGAGAAAAAATATTAGCCAATTTAAGTATTGATTCCAGCTCTTATGGGGGGACGCCAACCATAACAAACCATGCGCCAAGCGGAGGGGATTTGAACGTGGGGCAAACCTTTACTATTACAGGAACAAACCTAGGCTCTACAACCGCAGTTTATTTCAGCAACAATATTAAAGCGAATGATTTCGTATCTATATCGGATACAGAAATTAAAGTAAAAATTCCAAGGTTCGCTAAGAACGGTCCTTACAAGGTAATAACCGCTGGCGGAGAAATTGTTAGGCCAGCAATACGAATCAACTCACTCTTTATACCGTAATGCCTAAAATTAGTGGACATATTGGAGAGCTTATAATGTTCAACGTGCAAAACGCTGGGGCTACTACAGGTGTTCATTTTGGTCAAGGACTGGCTGATTACGAGATCATTAACGACAGTTTTTTGAACGCTAGGGTTCCTGACGCAGCTAGCTGGGGCGAAGTAAGCTTTTACAAAAGAGACTCTGTGACAGCTTACGATTTAGTGGGTTCTGGAAGTCTACAGGCTGGCGCACTGAGCGATTTGACCTCTAAGGTTTCTGTTTATTCTAATTGTACATCTGGAACTGTATCTTATTCTAATTATTATGAGGCTTCAGGTATATGCACTTTGTCTGTTACAGGTAAGTCTCAGTCTTACGTGTCGGGTCAACTTTACAGCGGTTACGTTAGCGGCCTGTGCGGAGACAACACAAATGGATTTACAAACAGCGGTTATCTAGAGTCTCAAACTAGAGTGAATAACTTTAACACGTTCTCTGATGCCAGCGGCAATTGGCTCGCTGTTGGTAACGTGGAGTACACTGGCAACTTTGACTTCAAGAAGGCTGAGGTACAGATTGAATGCTCTACGATTAATTTAGAGCAGACAGACTATAAATTTGTGCCCATTCCTCAGATCGTCAACTTTATACCTGCTCAAGCTGTGCAGGGGCAATCTATTTCTATTAGCGGCAAAGCTCTTTCTGGAGTTTCGAATGTAACGGTCAGCGGCGTTTCAGCGCCGTTTAGCGTGGTTAATAACAATAAAATTACGGGAGCAATTCCCGCAGGAGATTTTGACAACCCAATAGTTCTAACGGCTCCGTCTGGAATCACGGTAAGCTCTACTGAAAACTTTAAAACATTTAAGGGTTTGGATACTAGAGTTACCTTTACGAATATCTCTTTAAATCCAAACCAATTCGCTAGATTGGATAAGGGTGCTTCCGATAAAGTTAGATTGTTCGGCCAAGGCGTGTCTGGATTGACTTCGGGTTATCTTACGGATGAATCAAATCAAAAAATAGATTTACTAAGCGACTCTGATTTCAGCTATACAGACACATACATTTCGGTTCCCGTGTCGAGTTTAAACGAGGGCTACTACGATGTTACAATACAAAACGCAACCCCTACTTCTGGATATTTACAAAACTGTATACAAATTGTAGATGCTCCTACAACCCTGTATTCTTCCAACAGCTTTTACACAGCCAACTTGATAGAGGAGCCTCAAGAGTACTCTTCGGATGGCGATCTCAAGGCGGCAATGAATACCAAACATTATGATTTCCCCGTTTCTGAAGATGCCAATAAGATATCTTTAACGTTTGATCAGCTGCCTGTGTCTAGCGGTTATTTAACCTACGAACTACAAAGATATGTTACTAACCCGAACTTTAAAAACTCTAACTTTAGTTTGACCTACTTTATAAAAGGTACCGGGGCTTCTTCTTCCGCTAGCTACCAAGCGGCTTTAGATAAGTTTAACTTAGGTCAGTATACTACCGACCAATACGGGTCAGCCTACAATGAGACTTCCGATAAGTTGGATTGCAATTGTAACGTAACAAGTTTTTCTACAACGCAAAATACTACCACAACTACAATTTCGGGAGGTAATAATATTCAACCCCATGAAACGATATTAGTTAAAGTTGCCGATGATGGCTACGGTCAAAACGTATATTGGTTCAGCGGGAATTTTAGTGACGGTTGGGAGAGTAGTCAAAGTCTTAGTAATGTGACTCTGGATTACCACAACGATTGTAGCGGGATAAGTGGTGGAAAAATTTACAAGTTTGATCAGTCTGACCCATCGAATTCCAATCATCCTTTACATTTTAGCAACGACGCCGATGGGGAATGGGGTGGTTATTTAAACCTTGATAGCGGGTATGGAGTTTATCATTACGGCACAGCAGGTTCTTCTGGAGCTTCTACCAAGGTAAATATACCAGAGTTTTATAATGCAACCAGCTTTTTCTTCGACTTTACAGACATGTATCCATACTGCCGAAACCATCCAAACATGGGCGGAGCGGTAAACTTTACAACTCAAGAAGTCTCTGGCGATGGCTGCTCCGAAGGTAATTATATCCCCTCTGGAACATCAGAAGTTAGCACGAGTACATACACCACTACTCTAAATGCTTTATGCCAAAAAGTTAAAGGCGGCATGGAACCCTTATGTGACTACTCCAGGAAGTTCATTCAACTCTATCATAACGGGCGCTTGGGAAGGTTATTTTCCAGAGGGCGCTTATAGAATGGTTTACAAATCTGGCGCTTTTAAAACTAATACAAATACGTTCATCATCGGCACGGGCGCTTTGAATCTAGAAAAATTAATATAATGTATAAAAAAATAAAACAGGGACAAATCTTAACTGTAACCGGATCGAATCTTTACTCCGGAGTAGATACTGCTGTTTATTTTAATAATGTAACTGAGTCAAGCAAGGCTAAAATAGTCCCTAGCGGATACAATGAGGCCGATTCTAGAATAGCCGTTATTGTTCCTAGCGGCTTACCTGAAGAAAATAAAATCATAATTTATAATGGTTACAATTATGTAACTGGTTCTTTACCCTATAAATATGTTGGGCGCCCTGAAATAAGTGGATTTACGCAAACCTCTCAAGTTTGGAATCAGAACGTTTCTATTAATGGAAATTATTTAGATAACGTAAGAAGTGGTTACGTAGGGGGTTACGAAATCACAGATTATGATTGGCCATCAAAAAATAAATTTACCTTTAGGGTTCCTAGAGGTTTGACTTCTGGTCAAGTCTCTTTATATACAGACGTTGGCCTCGGCACTAGCAGGGACCACTTAGTTGGTGAGGCCCCTAATGTAAGCGTAGAATTAACCCCTCAAAGCCAAGGTCAACTTTATTATGGTGACATTGTAAACTTGCAAGGCGAGTCATTACACAAAGCTAACAGGCTGGCCATGTCTGGGGTCAATGGTCATATATATGTCACAAATCATTCAGGCATAGATACCACAGGTATAAAATTTGTTTTACCTGAGGGTGTGGTTGACGGCTCCTTTCTATACGCACAATACCAAAGTGGAGCTTACCAAGGGGGATCGGCAACGAGCGAGATTTTAGAGCAAGATTTCACATCAGAAAAATTAAAAGTAGTATCAAATTATATTTACGACTTTGATAAGCCCGCAGCAATTTACAACGAACAACTTAAAGTAAGAGGCGTAAACTTAAGCAAATCAAAAATTTACTTCGAAGCTTTTGGCGATAAATATGTGGAGTCAGAGATAACGTCTTCTGGACATAACTATGTCAACGTGCTCGTACCCAAGAATATAAAATACGGTAATCTTAAAGCTAGTGGAGATTCAACTCATGTTAGCAGTCAAAACTTTTATCCTTTACCAACTATCTCTGGGTCATCTTTGCAGAATTGGACTATGGGTGAAAGTATATCCATAACTGGCATAAACGCTTTTGATTGTTTGCCTGTGATCGGAATAAGCGGGACAAATCTAATCAACGGAGAAGATGGAATTTACTTTGTCGCTTCAAACGACTCCATGTCTAGTGGGCCAAACTATTTTGGTTCTGTATCTATTGATAACTCTAGTTTATCTGATCCGGTAAATGGTTACTCTGTTATTAACGGGGTTGTTAACTCTAAATTTGCTGGGGTAGGTTATCCATTCCTAGTGTCTTCATACGACACAAACCAAAGAAGCGCAGTGGAAGCTATAAGCGGCTCTTTAAATCAAACCCTACTTAAACTAGGTCAAGCTTTAGGTGAGCAAGTTAGAATAAGCGGTAAACAGCCTGTAATACTCGGCGCTTCCAAAGTTAGAGCTACAAGATTAGAGTCTATTACTATTTCCGGTAAATACTTTCTAAACCACACAGGTTTAAAGCTGTCTGATCAAAACGATTCTGTAGTTTTAGCTAAGAGCGGCTATAATGATTATGACTCTTACGGCTCTAAGATTTACATCTCTGAAACAGGAAACGTAAATACATACGAGCAGATTCACAACATAAGCGTAGACCTTAGTAAATTTTCTGGGTTTGCTGGTAAACAAGGAACATTTAAAATACTAACTCCATATCATGGCAACTAACGATCTTTTATTTGAGTTTATAAACGACCCAGTTATTACGGATATTCATCCTAAATCTGGATTTGTGGGTTCGTCTTTTATCGTGACGGGAGAAAATCTAGAAGACGTAACAAAGCTATTTTTTGTGGACGCTTTTGAAAGAAAAACTCAAGCAAGCTTTACTAAACACACTCAATACGGAAATACAGTTTTAACTGGTTACGTGCCAAATATAGATAATACCACGGGTCAGCATTTAATTAGGGTAGAAAACGAATCGGGCTCTGGAGAGTTTTGCTGTTTTTCGCCTTTCACAACAACTCAAACTAATATACCTAATATATCTGGAGACGTTACCGAGCAAACCGACGACAAGCTCGCTATAAACTCTGTTATATCCAACGACATTACAAACACCCAAGGCTTTGAGGTTTTAAGTATAAACTATAGCCCCCGCATGGGCAACAATAAACTTTTAATACAATGCGAATTGAGCATTCAGTCTAACTTTTTTGGTGCGGCTGTTGTAGCTCTTTTCAAAGATAATGAGACTGTGCCTCGAAAAGTTTGGAATTATTCTTTAATGGGTTTGAACTTTGGTCAGATCGGTAAACTGGGTTACGTTGCGCCAGCTATCGGGACAGCCTCGCAGACTTGGAAAGTTAGATTAGGGAGACCGGACAACACTTACGCGACAGTCTATCTTAATAGGAACGCACAAACTGGCCAGCCTTACGGTGGAGCTACAAGCTCTTGGATGTCAATAACAGAGATACAATCATAATTATGAATATTTTAGAAGTGCTATTAACTTTTTACGGCGAGCAACAGTGGGTATTAAGAGGTGATGATTATGACTCCTTAGAATGGGAAGACTCAAACTCGATTCCAAAACCCACCGAAGAAGAGCTCACTCAGAAATGGGAACAGAATACAGCCTTGGTTCAAAACAATGAGGTTCAGAGACAAAGGCAAATAGAGATTCTTTCTATCTGGCCAATAGAAAAGCAGTTCGAGGCTATAACGGAGTTTCATATGGATAGACCAGATAAGCTCAACGATCTTATAGCTCATATTCAATCAGTTAAAGATAAGTATCCCAAAAACTAACTCTTCTTTGCGCTCTGGATTCTATCTATGAGTTCGAAGATTTTAATATTTGGGATGTCTTTAATAGAGTTTAACGAGTCCGCTTTTTCGTAACCCTCCTCTGAGAGTTTACCCTTTAATCTTTCAAAGGATATGCCTTTTTGCTTCATCAATGATGAAAGATGCTCTTTGGGGTCGAAACTCGTCGCTTGTTGGCTAGCGTTTGTCTGCGATTGTTTTGATCCACTGCCAGCGCCAAGCTCATCTTGACCAACGATGTTGATTCTTAGGAAATTTCTAACACAACGAACAAACGACCTATTTTCCGCTATGGCAGCTAGGTAATCCGAAGCGAAACTGTGGGTGTTACCTGGAGACGCATCGGCTATAGCTGAAAATACAACCTCTCTACCTTCTGTTTCAAAATTAGGAATCCATTTGATTTTGCAAGTGGCTACGACATAATCCGCGCTCGGAGTTTTGACGTCATATTCAACAGAAGAGTAACCTCTTATTTGAGCAAGCTCTTTGATGCCGCCCAAAAGGATAAGTAAGTCTTTGTCCTCTAGCTGGGTAACATCTGCCTCTTGAGTGCGCTGTCGGTTTGCAACCAAATACTCAGTCTTAACCATTTTACGCCAATCTACAAAACCTCTTTCGTCGAAAACGTAATCTATTTTGGGCTGAGAAATTAACCCGTTATCATCTCTAACTATTGATGTTACAGTCTCTTCTACTTCGGAAAAGCCAACAGTTTTTTTTCTAGCCATGCTTTAAATATAGCATAAACTTTACAATTAGTCAACTCTTTTAAGGAGGTAGAAGTCTTCTAAATCTTCCCAGAAGTATTTGGAATCTATAATCTCGTAGATGTCTGCGTCGAATAGTCCTTCTAGCGGCATATTCTTCTTTAATGCGGCTACGGAGGGGTAGTATTTTCCGTCTTTAAGGATTCTTATATTACTTTTGTAGTAAAGGTTATCTCCTTCTGCCTCCAAGATTTCTTTTCTTTTGTCTTGGTTGGATTCTTTTGGGAAAATAAAATTGTAATCCAAATATTTAAGCTTTAAGTCTCTGAGCTTCTTATCTTTGAGGGAGCTTACTAATACATAGTTAACTTTTTGTTTATGCAGAAAGTCTACGAATTCTATATCATTATCATCTTTTAAAATATAAATGATATCTTGTATGTTGCCCATTCTTTGTAAGAGC